GTAACGCGTAAATTTTTTTCCCAAAACTAAGTAATTTTTATTTTAGGAGGTGGCTTTATGCCAGGTGGTAGACCAACTAAACCATTGGCCTTGGTTAAAGGCCATCGAACTAAAGCAGAAAAAGCAGTTAGAGAAAAAGCAGAAAAGGAACTTTTGACAGGTACGTCATTAAAAGAGTGGGATGAAGTCAAAAGCGATCCAACAGCCCACAAGGAATTTATCAGAATAAAAAAATTGCTTAAGTCTATCAAGCAAGACGATGATTTATATGGAGCTGTAATTAATACTCATTGTAAGCTTAAATCAGAAGAATATAAGATGCTTAGGGACCAAGAAAAATACAGGCAATCACTCGATAAGCTTGAAGAGGAATTTGACGAGTCAACCGATATGTCATTTTCGGAATATATGAAATTGACAGTTAACATACAGAAAAATATTTTGGCTTGTGACAAGGCTATATCTGAAAAGCGTAAATTGATGCTGAACATATCCAAAGAAAATGTCATGACCATACAATCAGCTTTGAGGTCCATACCTAAAAAGCCAGAAGAATCAAAACAAAAATCCGCCATGGCTGAGTTTTTGAAACGAAAAGTTGGTGAAGGCAATGCCACATGATAAGAACAGGGCTTTAGAGGCAATTGAGTTTATACAAATGCTTAAACTCACTGACGATTTTTATGGACAGCCTTTTAAACTCCCAAAATGGCAACACGACATAATATGGGACGTATACGGGACTGTAAACGATAAAGGCTACAGGCAATATAATTACGCTTATTTGGAAATACCGAAAAAGAACGGTAAAACAACTCTTGTAGCTGCTTTGTCCGTGTATCACTTAACGTGTGATCCTCCTGCAGGACAGATATATTGTTGTGCTGCAGACAGAAAACAGGCTGAATTGGTTTATAATGCAGCTGTAAGTATGATAGAGCAGGAACCTGAACTTGATATCTTTAAGATTACAGATAGCCGAAAGGAAATCAAAAATACTGTTACTGGTACAACATTAAAAGTACTTTCAGCTGAGGCTTACACAAAACACGGAATTAACCCCACCGTAGTTATATTCGACGAATTACACGCCCAGCCCAACAGAAACCTTTGGGATGTAATGACTTTCGGCGCTGGCGCTGCTCGTAAAGAGCCACTTTGGTGGGTAATAACAACCGCCGGTGATGATCCTGACCGACATAGTATAGGCTGGGAAAAACACGAATACGCTAAAAAACTTATTGAAGGTGAAATTGTAGACCCTTCCTGGTATGCAAAAATATTTTGTGCTGATGAGGAAGATGATATTTTTGATGAAAATACCTGGTTTAAAGCAAACCCATCATTAGGGTTAACTATAGATGTTGATGCGGTAAGAAAAGAAGCACTTACAGCTAGAAATAGTGAAAGCACTGAAAGGTTATTCAGATGGTTAAGACTTAATCAATGGGTAAGTACTAAAGCCGTTGGTTGGCTACCGCTTACATTATGGGATAGCACAACAGGTAAGTGGAATAAAACTGATTTGGTAGGCAAAAAGTGTTATATGGGTTTAGATTTATCAAGCACCGGGGATTTAGCAGGAAAAGCATTAATTTTTCCACCACAAGAAGGCTTTGAAGATTGGCGGGTACTTTTTGAGGGGTGGATTCCGGAAGAAAAGATGAAGGAAAGAATTAAGAAAACCGGGGCGCCATTCGACAAGTGGGCCGACAAAAATTATATTTTTGCAACCCCTGGGCCAGCAATCGACTACGATTTTATTCAGTCAAGAATTATCTCTGACAGCAAGCAATATGACCTTAAAATGGTATGTGCTGACCCTTGGAATGCCCAAATGCTAACTCAACAGCTATTAAAAAATGAAATTGAGGTTGTTAATATAAGTCAAGATTTTAAAAGCCTATCGCCGTCAATGAAAGAAATAGCAAGGCTTCTACAAACTGGGCAAATGACACACGAAGAACACCCAGCAGCTCGTTGGTGCTTTGGTAATGTAAGTATAGCTGTAGACGGTAACGAGAATATCAAACCAATGAAAAACAGGTCAAAGGATAAAATTGACTTGATTGTTGCTTTGATAACAGGAATGGCTATGGCTATGAGGTTGGAAAAAGTATCTTCTTACGAGAAACACGGTAAGATATTCTGCACATAATTACACGGAAAGGAGGTAAAAAGCTTGAAAATACCAATAATAGGCCGTTTTTTTGAGAAAAAATATAAAAATCAAGACCTTTCCGAGGTAGAAAAGCGATTTTTAGCACTTTTACGAGATAATGCAAAAAGTAAATCCGGCGTTGATGTTAACAGAGAAACCGCTTGTAAAGTATCAGCGGTTTTTGCTTGCGTAAACTACAAAGCATCTACAATATCGAGTTTGCCATGTGTTTTATATAAGCGATTACAAAAGGGCAAAGAAAAGGCCGATAATATGGATTTATACTATATGTTGCACTACTTACCAAACCCTGAAACCACAGCAGCAGAATTTTGGGAAATGTATATTTGGAATCTTGAATTAACCGGTTACGGATTTGCTTATATAAAGCGAGATATAAACGGATTTATAAAAGAACTTTGGAACGTTCCCACAAGTGCAATAAAGATATACCGTAACAAAACCACCAACGAAAGATATTATACCATAACCGAAAACGGTCAAGAATCAGCACCTATTTACAGTGAAAATATGATGGTAACAGTCGGAAAAAGATTTCAAAATAAAGACTCTGCAATTGATCCTGTAGATATTGCTCGTGATGCTATGGGTTTAGGGTTAGCTTTAGAAGAATACGCATCCAGGTACTTTGCGAATGGTGCAACTGTAAGTGGTATTGTTGAAATGGCTGGCGAATTATCGCCGCAAATGTTTGACCAGTTTAAAAAAGATTTTAGAGATAATTTTCAAAGACTCCATAACGCTTTTAATGTTATGTTTTTGGATGGTGGGAGTAAATTCAATAAGATCAGCAATAACCCAGAAGAAAGCCAAGCAATTGAAGCACGAAAGTTTCAAGTTATCGACATATGCCGCTTTTTCTCGGTTCCACCTCATAAAGTTATGGACCTTGAACGTGCAACATTCAGCAACATAGAGCAGCAAAACACCGATGCCGTGCAAACCTGCTTAAACCCTTTATGCGTCAAGCTTGAACTGTCCATATATAAGGATTTGCTTAATCCTAAAGAACGTAAAAAATACTATGCTAAATTCACTACAAATGCCCTTTTAAGAGGCGATACCAATACTAGGCAAGCGTATTACAATTCAGGCATACAAAACGGCTATTTAAGCCCTAATGACGTCAGAGAGTTGGAGGATATGAACCCTTATGATGGCGGTGACATCTACATGGTAAATGGAAACATGATACCAGTTACCAAGATTGAAAGAATTACACAAAGAAAGGAGGCGAAGGAACACAATGAAATTCTGGGAATTTAAAGCAAAATCAAACGGCACGGGCGAATTGATGCTATATGGTGAGATTGCAAGTTCTTCGTGGTGGGGTGATGAAGTAATACCAAAACAATTCAAGTCAGACCTTGACAACCTGGGAGATATTTCGCAACTTGATATTTATATTAATTCTGGCGGTGGTGATGTTTTCGCAGGTCAAGCAATTCACTCCATGTTAAAGCGCCATAAAGCAAATAAAACGGTATATGTTGACGGTTTAGCGGCCTCAATAGCCTCGGTTATTGCAATGGCTGGCGATAAAATCATAATGCCGCAAAATGCAATGATGATGATACATAAAGCCTGGACTTACGGGGTAGGTAATGCTGCAGACTTTCGGAAATTAGCTGACGATATGGATAAGATTGATGAAAGTATTGTTGCAGCTTATATGGGAAAGACAGCCACAGAAAAGGAAAAGATTGTTGAAATGATGGAAGCCGAAACCTGGATGACGGCAGAGGATGCCGTAAACCTTGGTTTTGCGGATGAAATCGAAGAAAGCAAGCAATTAGCCGCCTCGCTAGATGGCAGTTTTTTAATGCTTAATAATCAAAAGTTTGATATGTCAAAATACAAAAACCCACCTAAGATTGCAGTGCTAAAAAATAAGGTGGAAGAAAAGCCAAAGCTCAAAGAACCAAGCGAAAATGCTCAATACCTTTGGAATTTGAGGAAAAAACTTAATAACACTCTATAAAAACAGTACTTCCTAAGAAAGTGCTTTTTTAATACCAAAAAATCAACTAAAACGGAGGGAAAAGAAATGACTTTAGCTGAAAGAATAATACAGGCAAAGCAGGAAAGAGCCAATATAAATACTCAGATTCGCGAAATTGTGAATCAGTATGAAGGCAAAGAAGATACTATGGATCAAATCAAAAAAGATGAGCTTACAAAACTTGAGAATGCATTTGATTCGAAAAACGGCATGATACTAGCACTGGAAAAACAGTTGCAAAGAGACAGAATAACAGGAGAAGGCGGCGAACAGTTAGACGATCCAAGAAATAAAGGACAAAAAGACGTTAAAGCAGAACAAACAAAGTTATTTATGAATTATCTTAAGAGCGGTTCGGGTTCTGATTTTGCGGCTTACAACGCTTTACAACAGGACAATCCAACACAAGCTGGATATTTAGTTGCACCTCAAAAATTTGTCATGGAACTTATACAGGAAATTGACAATCTTTTGTTTATGAGACAAAAAGCAAAAGTTTTGCCGGCTTTACAAGGTGCACAATCTTTGGGATACCCAAAGAAAACTGCAAGGATGAACTCAGCAGCGTGGGGAACTGAACTTGGTACACCGACAGCCGATACAACGCTTGCATTTGGCAAAAAAGAATTTAAACCAAATCCAGCTACAGCAGAAATATTAATTTCTAAGACTCTTATAAGAAATGCACCTGAGGTTGATGGAATTGTAAAAGCTGAAATGGCTTACGATTTTGCTGAATTGATGGAAAATGCTTATATGACAGGTGACGGGAACGGAAAGCCGCTTGGCTTGTTTTTTGCATCTGCTGATGGTATAAGCACAAACAGAGATGTATCAACTGACAACACTTCGACAGCTATAACCTTTGATGGTCTAAAAAATGCTAAGTACAGCATTAAACAGCAATATCAAAACGGTCTTGAGTGGGTATTCCACAGAGACGCAATAAAAATGCTAAGCAAAATAAAAGACAAGGAAGATCAATATGTATGGCAGGAATCTGTTGTTGTGGGGGAACCTGATCGGTTGTTAAATTGCCCTGTAAATATGAGTGAATATGCACCAAACACATTTACCGCAGAAAAGTATGTTGGGATTTTAGGAAACTTGAAAAATTACTGGATAGTAGATTCGCTTTCAATGGAAATCCAAGTATTAACGGAACTGTATGCAAGAACTAATCAAGTTGACTATGTTGGCAGGCTTGAAACTGATGGAATGCCGGTTATGGAAGAGGCTTTCGCAAGAGTTAAATTAGCTAAATAACACCAACAAATTACAAGGAGGATAACTCAAATGATAGAATCTTTAGTTAAAAACTGCAGCTTTGAGGCTGCATTAAACAACACGGCAGCAGGAACAGGCGACACTTTGAACGGTGACATAATCGACCTTGGTAATTTTGATTCGGTTTTATTTGTTGCAAAACTTGGAGACTGTGCAAACACAGCAGTCGGAACATTAAAAGCGTATTGCGGCGATACTCCTAACGTTGCTGACGGTGCATACAAAGCAGTAACCGCAGCATTTACGGCAAATGCAACCGACAGCGATAACAAATTGGTTATTTTGGATGTCGTGAAGCCTGGTAAAAGATATGTAAGACCTGACTTCGTAAGAGCAACCGCTAACATTCCAGTTGAGTCAATAATCGCTATAAAATACAACTCTAAAGCTTATCCGGTTACTCAGGGAACTGACGTGAGAATAACTGGAATATCGGTTAACTAAGGGAGGCGTTTATTTTGACTAAGCACAAAAAGGAAGTTGAGGAAGTTGAAAAAGTTAAGCAGGAAACGCCTGCAATTGAAGCCGTTGAGGAAGTAATCGAAATCCCTAAAAAGGTTAAGGTTATTTACAAAACTTTAGAGTCTGGGCCTAAGGGCTCTATTTACCCAGGTCAAGTCGTAGAAGTAGCCGAGGAAGAAGCCGCACAATTGGTCGATGGCGGTTATGCAGAATTGAGCGGATCTTAATAGGTCCGCTTTTAAATTTATCTCAAAAGAGGTGAATGAAATTGGCAACAACAATAACAGGAAACGCTTTTTCTGGTAGTGTTACAACAACCGATGAAGTATTTAACTTTTCCAGCGAAAAACAGGATTTAAGGGTTACCAACAACGGAGCCGCATTGATTGAATTGATAATAAATGGTGATATTATACCAATCGAAGCAGGAAAGTTTTACAGCCACGATGGAGAAATAAGCACTTTTCGAATGAGGTCAAAAGGCGGCACAGGCTGTTATTATTTAAGCTGTAGTGAGTCACTTCGGGCTACTTTAGCGAACTATGCAAGAGTTGACAGGGTGAACACTAGAAGTCGTGTTTATGGCATCGAATTTGACATAACAAACAATAGTCCATTATGTACACGACTTGCAGATGCAGCTAATTTAAAAAACGATTTTACAATCGGTAATACATTCCAGCTAAACAATGGAATTAATGACTTTGACAATATATACCCGTGGTGTGATATAAAGCTCTGCAATGTTAAAATCGTTAACGGTAAAAAGGTTATAATTTATCAGGGGGAGCCTGGCTTTGCTTTGGACGGCTCTAATGGTTATAATGTAATGGTTGAAATACCTAAATTTTATTCCATGCGTGAACGGATAGGAAACGTTGAAAGATGGTATGTATCAGGCACTCAAAAAGGCGGTTTTAATATAGAGCCAGCATTTTTAGTGGATGGAGTAGAAAAGGATTTTGTTTATGTTGGGGCATATAACGCAGCAGTCGAAACAGGCACAGGCACAGGGGTATTCAGTTATACAAATGTAAAACCAAAAGTACAGACAAAATTACAGGATTATATAACAGCTTATGTTGCTGCTGGATATAACTCTTATGATCTTGCTATATTTTTAATGCTGCAAAAGCTCATGGTAATTGAATTTGGCACAAGACATATAAAACAGTATATGGGCGGTATATGTAGACTAAATTTTGGTGGTGTTACTTGCACAAACACAGCGACCGGAAACACTATAATAGTGCCTATTACTAGTAGTAATAGTAACAGGATGAATTATTTTCGTATCGGACATCAGGCAGGCATTGCCTCTAATGCAAATACTGCTCAAAGTTCTGGTTACCGCAATATAACCAATATAACATATAATGCGGGTAAAACTGAGGCCACAATAACTTTTGACGGTGAACCTATTTCACTTACAGCAGGAACTACAAAAGTATACGGGATTTATCAAAAAACAGGCAGAACAGACGGGATAACATATCATACGGGTAGAGAAGATGGAGAAAATTATACAGCTGCTTTTAAATGGAGGTATATAGAAAATGTGTGGGGTAATGTATGGGAAAAATGTGCAGGATTAAGGCTAAAAGAATTAAAGTATTATTTTACATTTAACCCATCTAAATATGCAGATGCAGACGTAACAAACTGGAATAAGTTAACCTATGATGCCCCAAACCAACCGTATCTATATGATGATGGTCAAAATAGGGCTTGGATTGTTAAACAGGGTTTTGATGCAACTGATAGACTTATTAACCTTCCAACAGTAGTTGGGGTTGCAAATGGTGGAGGTGCAGAGTTGTATTTTGATGGTGCATTTTATTCGCAGTATGATTTTGACAGAAGCGGAAATTCACTTGCTACAACTCCGGGATTGACGGCAGAGTATGAATCTGTTGTGGGTGGTGCCTGGGACCATTATTTGGGTGCAAGTTTGTTTACCCTTAGGATGTATATACTCCCAGACAATGCAGAGTATCTTTATGGTAATAGGTTAGTTTGTAGATAGTTCGCATAAGGAAAATTCAACGACAAGAGACCATCAATTACGATAGTCTCTTTATTTTGCTCGAAAGTAGGTGATAATTACGGGCTTAAAATTAATTGAACCAATAACAACCGAACCTATAACATTGGCAGAGGTCAAGCAACATTTAAGACTTGATCCAGTCGACACCAGTGAGGACACCCAACTTAATAGCTGGATAACGTCAGCAAGGGAACATGGAGAGAGCTACACACGAAGGGCTTTTGGTACTCAAACATGGGAATTGACCTTAGATAATTTTCCGTGTAAGGATTATATAGAGATACCAAAACCGCCGTTACAGTCAATAACCTCCATAACCTACAAAGATTCAGCAGGAGCAGAACACACATTTACTGATTACATAGTTGACATTGACAATGAGCCAGGGAAAGTAGTGTTAGCCTATGGAAAGCATTGGTCTATATTCACACCTTATCCCATTAATGCGGTCCGTATTCGCTTTGTGTGCGGTTATAGTGACAATATACTTACATGTTTTAAGGATGCACTTAAATTCCATGTAGGTTTATATTACAAATATCGTGACGAGGCAATCCCGAAAGACCATATTGACACAGTAAACCGGATTTATTATCCAAATAGGGTATTTACCTTTTAGGAGGTATCAAAATGCAATATATCATGTTAGAAGAGATTTTAACCCCAACTAGGACTTATATGATAGATGAAATCGTTAGTCCTGGTATTTTTATAACTGCTGCAACTCTTAAGGAATGGGAGCGACAGGGTAAATGTAAAGAGGTGTTGGAAGATGCCAATATCAGCAGGGAAACTGAACAAGCAAATAACGATACAACAGAACCAGCCAGTTGTTCGACTGGACGGAAGCGAAAAAGAAAACTGGACAGCACTAAAAACGGTGTGGAGTGATATTCTATCACAAGGTGCAAGGGAATTTTATCAAGCCCAAAAAAAATATGCAGAAGTCACAAAAGTATTTAAGATTAGATACTTTTCGGGACTTGAAACTAAGCACCGCATATTGTACGGCGCCAGGATATTTGACATATTAGGGATTGACAACGTAGACGAGGCAAATGAGCAATACTTAATATCTGCAAAGGAAGTGATATAAGATGGAGTTTCATGAGGCATTTACGCAATACCTAAAAAACTATGCTGGATTAACTGCTTTAATTAGCGGTAGGGTTTATCCTGACTTTATACCACAAGATAAGCCATTGCCGGCTATAGTCTACCATCTTATATCATCCGATGTTGATTACACTCTTGAAGGTGAACAGAACCTTCAAACAGTCAACTATCAATTTGACTGTCACGGCAATACGGATAGTGAGACTTATGCAGTGTATAAACAGCTACGAAAAGCCTTTAAAAATTATCAAGGCAATATGAATGGCTTTAATGTTCAATTGATTGAAATTGAGGTCGTTTTGGGCAAGGACTACAGCGATCCAATACAGGAACATAACTACAAAATTGAGTTTAAATTCTACTATACAGAATAGGAGTTGATATTATTATGAGTAATGCAACTTTAGGGATGGGCACAAGCCTATCAAGAAACGGCAATGTTATTGCAGAACTCACCAAAATAGGTGATATAAGCTTAAAACGCGACATGATTGATGTTACAACATTACAATCACCTGGGCAAAAAGAAGAGGTTATTCCGGGATTGAAACGTACCGGAAGCATATCTTTCGAAGGTAATTTTTATCCTGGCGATACATTGGGACAGATAGGCTTGCAGTCAGATTATGACAACGGAGTATTGCAAGATTTTGCAATTGCATTTCCAACCACAACCGGAACAACATTTGCATTCAGCGGTTATGTTGAGGAATTAACATTTGGTGCTGCAGAGCCTAACGGGGTTATACCATTTAAGGGTAGTATAAAAATAAGTGGCGATACTTCTTTAGGAATAACACTTTCAAACAATATTACTGCTTTGACTTTATCGGGTAGTGCCGTTTGGTATCCTGCTTTTTCCGCAACAAGATATGGCATTGAAAATCCATATGTCGCTACAGTCCTTACAGGTGTAAGTAGCGTTACAGTTACGCCGACCTTTGCAGCTGGCACATGTACAATAACAAGCGGATCGCAGTCAGCGACAGTTGCTTCGGGTGCTGAGTCTAGTGCAATTAATTTAGGTGCTGCTGGATCAGTTACAACTATCGACATTACAGTTAAGGAAACTAGCAAAAGTCCAAAGACATACCGTATTAATGTAGCAAGAGCATAAGCATAAAGGAGGAGTGAATTATAATGGTACCCTACAAAGAAATAAATCTTGATAAGCCAAGAAAAGTTAAATTTAACGTCTCGGCTTTAATTACGGCTGAAACTCTTTGCGGTAAAAAAGGCATGGAGATAGTCCAGGATACGATAATGTTTGATATGAATACATTCATTAAGCTGCTTTGTGCTGGACTTCGTCATGAGGATAAGGACTTGACAGTTGATGAGGTTACAGGGATTTTAGACACATATATGGAGGAAAACGATTCCATAACGCCTATAACTGATATAGTAACAGAAATGTATTGTAAGGCTATAGGAGTTAAAATCCAAAAGCCTGATCCAAACCAAGAAAACGAGGTAACCGACCCAAACTTAAAAGGACCGATTGGGATTTAAATAAAAAAATCGAAGATTACGAAAAAATCTTTGTCGGTCAGTTGGATTACAGTTATAACGAGTTTTTGGAAATGACCTTTGAGGAAATGGATATAAAAATCGAAGCTTATCTTCAAAAGCTCAAACATGAAAGCCAAAAGCCTGTAATTGATGCTTGGTGTATAGGATTTATGGTCAAATTGGGCATTGGATCTCTTTTCGAGAAAGAAATAAAATATCCAAAACTCGAAGAGTTATTAAATAGTGAGAAAAACGAACCTATGACACCCGAGGCAATGGAGGCACATGTAATAGCTTTTGCAAAGGCGTTAGGTGCAAAAGAAATAATTATAGATGGGGGTTGAGTATATTGCCCGTAATGAGAGTGCAGGTACAAGGCATAGAAAGCCTTATAAAAGAATTAAGGCAAATGGACGATAGGGGAAAAGCAGTGTTAAATGATGTAGCTTTGGAGGGTGCCCAATATGCGGCCCCTCTTTTAAGTGGAGCTATTCCCCTAAGTCCTGACAATAAGCATATTAGAGATAAGGTTAAGGTTAAGTTAAATAAGCGTAAGAGCAAATACACTGCAGCTGCTTCCGTTACGATTGGTAGTGCTGCAAAGGGTTATAATTATGCTTTCCACTATGAGACAGGCTACAAAATAACTTTAAAGGATGGAAGCATAAAGCGTGTTCCTCCTGCAAAGACAGTAAGACGCAAATTTGATCAAATAAAAGGTCGTATAGCTGATAAAATGCGAGATACCTTTATTGCAAAGGCAGGTGGTTAACTAATGTCTAGTAGGGCAATAAGGACCATAACAACAAGGTTTGTTGCAGATATTTCCCGATGGTCACGGCAGATGAATCAAGCACAGTCCACAATGACAAGAATTGGACAGAAAATGACGGCTATAGGTGCAAAAATGACAAAGGCTATAACATTACCAGTATTTGAGGTTGGTGATAGCTTTACAAAAATGGCCACGGAAGCCGTAGAGAGCGAAAACCTTTTTGCTGAATCTATGGGAAGTATGGCCAATAAAGCCCGGGCATGGTCGGAAGAATTGTCCAAAAGTCTTGGATTAAATGCTTACAACGTGAGAAAGACCGTAGGAACTTATAATGTAATGCTTGCATCAATGGGGCTATCTGAGCAAGCGGCCTATAAAATGTCAACAAGCTTAACAGAGTTGAGTTATGACATGGCCAGCTTTTACAATCTTTCCAACGAGGACGCAATGGCAAAATTGCAATCCGGTATATCCGGAGAGGTTGAGCCGCTCAAACGACTTGGGATAGTTGTAAACGAAACAGCAGTTAAAACCTACGCACTCAATAACGGACTTATTAAACAAGGTCAGGAAATGACAGACACACAAAAAGTCATTGCTCGTTATATGACTATAATGGAGATGACTAAGAAAGCCCAAGGAGATTTGGCAAGAACATTAGACAGTCCATCAAATCAACTGAGAATGTTGAAAGAAAGAATGTCGATGCTAGGCATAGAAATAGGCCAAAAGCTTATTCCCATAATGCAAAGACTTATGTCTTTTGCAAACGGTCTTTTAAATGCCTGGAATAACCTTAACCCAGCTACACAAGATACAATTTTAGCAGTTACAGGCGTTACAGCTGCAATAGGACCTTTAATACTTGTAGTAGGTGCATTAACAGCAGCATTAGCCTTTTTGGCTGCTAATCCGGTTGTGGCGGTAATAGGTGGTATAGCTGCACTTGCTACAGGCATTATAGTAGCTACAAACGGATTCGGAATTTTTGAGCAATCACAACGCAAAACCCAAGATCGCATGATAAAAACCACCGCAGAAATGATAAGGCAGAAAAAAGCTGCAGGAGATTTGAGTAACGCAATGCTGCAGGTAAGTTATATTGAGGCAAAGCAAGCTCAAGAAAGATATAGAAATGATTACTATAAGCAAATGCAAACTTATTGGACTTTGTTAAGCAAAAAAGCCGAGTTAGTTAAAAGAAAGCAGAGCGAATCTGAGAACATTGATAAGCAAGACATTTTACCAAGTCAATTTAGGCCTGGCACCTCGCTCGACCCTGAAATAGAGGCAGCTGATAAGGCGGTTAAAAATCAGATCGAAAAGATAAGGCAAACACAAAAGCAGATTGACGATGCCGGGAATATCATGAAAGAGTGGGAAAAAATTGAGACTCCTAAAATAAATATTCCCGACTCCGTGTCTGATTTAACAGCGGAACTTAAAGCACTTGGTACAACTGGTAGTGATGTTTACGACAAACTTACAGACAAGGTCAAGGAGTTTATTGACGCTATCCGTTCCCAGGCACGAGAATTTAGTAATTTTGTAGGTATTTTTGAGAAAGCCACATACGATCAACCTATTAACATGGAACGCTGGATAAATCGACTAAAAGGACAATTAAACGCTTTAAAGACCTATCAACAATCGCTTGCTACTTTACAGCAAAAAGCTAATCAAGGAATAATTGGGCATAATGTGTATAACGAGTTGGCAGCATTGGGACCAAGTGCAGCAAAGCAATTACAGGTTGTCGCAAAAGCCTCTAATGCACAATTACAACAGGTTAACAGCTTATTTGGTCAAAAATCCAACATTGCTACATCGCTTGCTTACGATGCGGTTAAAAGAGACATGGCAAGCCAAGCAAATATCGTTCAGGTAATCAACAACTTTAATGGCGGGGCGAAAGATGAAGATACAACACGATTGGCCGATAAAATAACAGACCAAGTTGTTAAAAACCTAAAAAGAAAAGGTGTATTGTAATTTACAACACTTGTATAAAAATAAGCTAAATTATACAATATAAGTATAAAACATTAGGGAGGTATTATCATATGAAAAAGTTTATAATGGGTTTTATCAGTTGTTTTATACTTATGGTGGGTTTTTCTTACGCGGCTAATAACAATATATTCAGCATTGCGAAGTTTAAAATATTAGTCAATGGCAACGATTATAAAGGCACTAAGCCTGCAATTGTTGTTGATGGCTCGACCTATCTTCCGTTAAGGGCATTGGGTGAGGTTCTTAATACCAAAGTTAATTGGAACGAAGTTAAACGTCAGGTTGAAATTGGAGAAATGCCAATTGAAGCAACACCAACACCAGTTACTACGCCTAACCCTAAGGTTTCAGTTGGGAAGAATGAGTTTATCGCCCATGACAATATGCAGGGCTGGGATATATTTAAGGTTTCAGTGTTGGGTAAAGTTACTGAGGGCGAAACGGTTTCGGGTATTAAATATGAGGTTTGGAAGTTTAAATTTGAGAACATTGATATACATGAGCAAGACATTTTACCAAGTCAATTAGGCTGGAACAGGGGTGCAATAATAAGATCAGTGCCGGCCCCAGAAGGGTACGAACTGATTAAACAAAAAAAGCTTAAACCGGGAGAAACTTGGGAATGTGTTGCGGTATTGGATATAAAAGAAAACAGGGCGCCAATAACATTTGGATACGAAAATGGTACTATAGAATATCAAGAATAAATCTTAATAAGCATTAAACACCGTCAAATTATGGCGGTGTTTTTATTTTGCTTAGAAAGGAGTTTTATGGGGTTTCAAGTGTTAATTCAAGAATTTAAATCAATGCCAAATGCAGAAACAGGGACAAATACAACTACAATTAAAATTACTAATCACGGCCTAAATACAGGCGATATGATAGTCAATCGCTCATTAAGATATACTAGCAACAATGATCCGTGTTCAAGGATTGTTACTGTAGTCGATGCAAATACATTAAGCATATCGCTACCAATAACAGATCAAACAAGCGGCAATCAAATACGCCTATTCAAATACATAGATAAAACTCAATACGTCAAAGCTGGAAGCCTCGAAGCGTCTGACCGTTTGGACAGAAGAAACGATTGCCGCTTTAGAATGAAGGTTGACGAAGACGCAAACCTTCCTCGATGTGGCCAGAATGTAAAGGTACTTTACAACAACAATCTTATATTTGGCGGTGTTATAAGACAGGTAAATAAAAGGCGTATAAACGCAGATACAATTAAGCTTTTCGCAGACATAATTGTAGAAGGTTACAATACCTTACCTTCTCGTCGTACTGTTACAGTTAACTGGTCTAGTCCTGTATATTCCAAAGACATAGTAAAATACATGATTGATAACTTTTTAGCCGAGGAAGGTGTCACCTATAATTACAGCGAATTTGGTAACGGCTATTTATGGGACGAATACCCCAAAGACATACCAAGCAATTGTATATCTATAGCCCAAGTGCTAAAAGACATGGTCGATGCATCCGGGTATAAATGTTATATCGATAATACCCGTAAACTACATTTTAAACAAGAGGATACAATTGTTAATGCACCCTACGGTCTTATAACCGGAGATGACTTCTTAACGGATTATCATGTTCGCGATATCGAACTAGAAGAGAACCAAATCAATTACCGCAATAAAGTTTTCTTCCGAGGTGCCCCTGACGATTTCGGCGATGTAATTGTTACCTGGGGAGAATATATGCAAGGTATAAAAGATCGTCAGGATATAGAGGGTGGTTCCGGAGTGTACGGTGGAATTATCGAGGATAGCGAAATTGATAACACAACAGCCAAGACAGCGGAGAGCGGCACTACTACAACCAATATAACTGTTACCAACCACGGCCTTAATACTGGCGACATGATTTGTAACACCACTAGGGATAATGCAAAACGCCTTGTAACTGTAGTAGATGCAAACAATGTAACGGTTGCAGCAATAACAGGCCAAACGGCAGGAGATCAAATATTATATTATCCTGACGCCAACAAAATTATATCTAACAATATTAAGTGTTATGGGTTGGTATCTCCCAAAGTAATAACCTTTACCACTCAGTATATGGGGTTCAGAGCTGGTCAAAAATTAACTGTCCAGTTGGCTGAGTTCGGCATGTCAGAAAACGAATACTTTTTGATCGAGGAAGTAAGTCTTCAAGATTTGGATGGAGTTAATGCCAAATCAATAGTTAAGGCTACAAGCCGCAGTAACGAGAGTTTTTCCACTCAATATACGGAAAACAGTTATGATGCATACGCAAGCTTTGTTGGTGGTGGCTCAAGTACCGTTATAAGCGGTACCAGAATATGTGCAAATGATGTACCTCCTAATAATCCTAAGCCTGGTACACTTTGGGCTAATACTGCACCAGGCGTAATAAATAAGTCAACTAACGTCACATTAACCGAGTTGGAAGCGGATAGTATAGTACAGCTTACAAATGCTATATCTGTTACGCTTCCAACACCATCAGCAAGCTTGATTTATAAAACTTACATTTTTAAATCAAGAGACACCAATACAAAAACTATTATAGGCACTGTTGATGGAACTGTTGATGGAACTATAACAGGCAATAACACAGTGCTAAGAGTTTATTGTGATGGCTCCGCCTGGCTTACATGGTAGGTGATATTATGTTTAAAATGCAAAGACTTAATAAAGCTAAAGATAAAATTAAAGTTAGACTATATGTGTCAAAAGAAACTGCAGCCATTGAAGAGCCTGGATATTATCCGTATTGGATAAAATTTAGAATTGACCTTGAACGCCAAGATGGATGGCGAAATGGATGGGATTATATATATTATTTTAGTAGCATACCAGATACAACAACATATTACAAAGCTTCTGTAAGACCAGAAATCAATATGTGGGGATATGGGGTAAGTTTTGTTAAAACTGTTGTTTTTTGGACTACATATAGAAGAGATACAGATACAAATTGGAGCAATTTAGAGCAACACGCTACTACAATTTATGGTAGTGGAGGAGGTATGGACGGTATTCTGCCAACTATTCAAGTATGGGCTAATTTTCAAATTTATAAAGAGGGTACGCATGAACCCCTTAATGTATCTGAATCAGGCGGAGGTATCAAATGGCAAGCGTTAAGGTTAAAAAGGTATGTTGATAATAGTTGGCAATAATTGTTTTGCAAAAATTTAATATTTATATATTGAGGGAGATAATCTTGAGGTATTAAAGCTTTTGAGAAATTCTTATTACGGTAAGATCAAGATGATTTAGAAGGATCCAGTAAGAAATAGACTTGATATTGGACCAGGTCCTTTTTATTATTCTTTTTTATAGGGGCAGTAACCAAAGGGATGGTGTATATAAAATGGACAATTTAGAAAGATTAATTGAGGCAAACAAGGAACTAGCCGAGGTTGTTGAAAAAAGCAATAAGAGGCTTTTTATTATAATAATTTCCTTTGTTATTGCCACTATATTTTTCTTCTATTTTTATTTTAATTACAGCTGGAAAACAGAACAGACAGTCAAAAACGGCGAAATTACACAACAAATGAAGTCAGGAGGATAAAGTATCATGTTGAATCCGTTAGGGATTATAAATACCATTAGAAACTTTTTTAGTACTGCTTTTAGTATGCCACCGCCTCCTCCGCCTCCTCCGCCTCCTCCGCCTCCTCCGCCTCCTCCAAAGGTTGCAATAACAAAGAAAAAGAAAGAAGGTGGAGGAAATGCCTGAATGTCCAAAGCATGAAGGTTTTGAAGCAAGGATAAAAGCTGTAGAGGATGATATTAAATGTCTGTATGATCGTATAAGGCTTTTAGAAGATAGCAAAAGCCGCACGGAAGAGATAGTTAAAAGCCTTAAAGAATCTTTTGACAACTTATCTAAAAATATAAATGCAAAAATAGATGTATTGACTACAAAGATAGAGGCTTTAAAAGATAAACCAGGCGAACGATGGGAAAAGTTAATTTGGGTTTTGATAGGTTGCGGAATAGCTGCAGCTTTTAATTATTTTACAAAAAAGTGAGGAGTGTGATCAATGTCATTAACAAATATCGGCCTTGTAGAACATGCCAAAATGGCCTTGAAAGATAAATGGGGCTATGTCTGGGGAACATATGGAAATGTATTGACCGAGACATTATTTAAGCAAAAATTAAGCCAATACCCTGAAGGAGTTGGAAATTACAAAGGCTTTATTGAGGAGCATTGGCTCAACAAACGTACTGCAGATTGTGTTGGACTTATTAAATCTTTCTTGTGGCAGCAAGGCGATAACCCTTCTTACAATGCAAAAACGGACGTCTCTGCAGATAGCATGTATACCATTGCAAAAGAAAAAGGGCCTATAAACATCATGCCTGAAATCCCTGGGCTGTGCTTATGGAAGAAGGGCCACATAGGAATATATATAGGCAATGGCCAGGTTATTGAGGCAAGAGGTACAAAATACGGTGTAATCCAATCTCCGTTGACCGGATCAGGTTCGGCAGGTTGGACACATTGGCTTAAATGTCCATTTATCGAATATCAGGAGGAGGTGAAAAAGTATATGAGCTGGAAAGAGATTCTCGGAAAAGTTGCAAGTAACCCAGCACAATGGGAAAAGGCAATTGAGACAGCAAAGAAAGCTGCAAAAGCTGACGGCAACTTGGGAGATTTAGAAATACTGCAATTTCTTCCGGAGCTGATTGAAAAGATATATAACAGTAAGTAAAACAACTAAACACCTGAAGGTGTTATTTTTATACTCAAAAATGAAAGGATATAGGTGAATAGTATGAATATCATTAATTTAATAATTGGTTTAGCACATCAGTATTGGTTGGATGCATTAATAATCTTATTTGTTATAGGATTGTTAATTGTTTTATGGAGATTCGGCAAGAAGGATTTTGTAAAAGTGACCATCAGGATATTTGTTGCAAAGGCTGAAAAAGCTTATGGCAGCAAAACAGGACAGTTAAAACTCGCCGCAGTATGGGCCGATATATATGATAGACTGCCGTTAATTGTCCGGCTTGCATTTACTAAGGAAGAATTGCAAGGGTACATAGAAGAGGCTGTTGACTGGCTGCGTAAGAAGTTGGCCATAAATGGAGATTATTTATTGTCGTATACGGATGAAAAAGTCTTAAATGGTTACAATCGTGACGAACGCAACCAAATTACCTAAAACAATATAATTTGTAAAACAAAAGCCCTTGGGTTATTCCCTTGGGCTTTTTAGTTCTCCATACAATCTTTCCATAGCTGCTCTTGTTACTAGCCATACACCTCCTGATTGTCTAATTTCGCCGTCCTCAAACCGTCCATCATGTTTTGCTTTGCGAAGAGTGGAATCAGATAAACCCCAGAGTTTTGATGCTTCTGCGAATGTCATAGCCTCGTGCACAACAGTATCAAAAGTAAATTTATAAAACATATTTATCCTCCCCGATTATTATTTATTTAAAGCTTCAATCATTCTGTTTATGTAGGTTTGATTTGTTGATGATCTTTGGCCTTTTCCCTCTTTTTTATCAGCAGATATCCAACCTATTTGCTCGCCGTCTCTTTCTACATAATATCTTTTCAATCTCTTATCCGGGCTTTCCCAATATTTCATTTTGATTTTCAATTCCTTTCCACTTGGTAATGTTTCGCTAACTACTAAACCATCTTCTACTTTATAACCTTCCATATCTTTCTTAACCCCTCTCTTTTCGGACCATGCTTGTTTTAATGCCATGCTAAGTTTAGCATCCTTATCACCAACTAATGATCTGTAAATCTCCCAAGCTCTTATCATAACATTTTTCATCTTCAAGCACCATCCTTTTTTATTTAGTAACGATTGTGTTACTATGTATATTATATAACGATTTCGTTACAATGTCAATATTATTTTTAAATATTTTTACAAAAATTATGGTTAACGAGGGGGTAATATTTATGAAAAGTAAAGCATTTTACGAGTTTGTATCAGCAAGGTGTGAAGAGATATTATTACAGCGTTGAAAAAAGTCCCGGGTTAGTCTCGGGACTTCTTTCTTTGCCATTGCTGGTGTGTATATTCCTTCATTTTTCCCCCTCCTTCAAAAACCCATCAATAATATCTTTTA